ACTTGGAATGGAGCTTGCAAAGCTCCGGGGCGCACTCCTGAAGCCACGGGCCGAACTGGCCGTGCTTAAGGTGAACCTCCTTAAGCTCGAAACAGAAGAGGCCGAGGGCTACGACCTTGCGTAGTCCAATCTGGGCCTCGGTGTGGAGAGTCTTTAACTGCGAGACCGCCGCCGCGTGGTCGAACGTCGCGACCTTGGAGAAGCGCTCAGGTCTTTGGGCTGGTAGCGCTTGACTACACACAGCATGGGTCTTGCTCCAGGCTCCACAGCCGAGCCATGGGGTGTGCTTGCGAATGCCTTGGTTGCCACAAGCACCGGAGATGATCCAGTTGCAGTTGGTGCAGTTATCGGGGTTCATTGCGGCGAGGTCCACCGAACACATCAGATTGGTGGTGACGTTGCGGTGTGGGCCACGGCGGGTGAAACTGTGGCGCTGGCAGGTGCGGCAGTAGTAGAGGGTCTCGGGTTTGGATGTCATAGGTCGATGGTGGTAGGCGCAACCCCTTTGGGGTTGATGGGTTCTGATTGACGGGTTCCCAGGGTAGCTCGCCCGCCTGCGCTCGGAGCTACGGCGGGCGGGCAACCCTGGGCTTTGGGACTCAACCCCTTTGGGGTTGGGAGGGTGCTGGATTCGATGAGGATGGCGCTCTTGATGCCTCGGGAGTCCAAGGGGACATCTTCCATGATGGCATCCCAAAGGAGGGTGAGATCGCGGTCGGTCCGGGCGATGATGGCGAACTTGAGGTTGCCAACCTGGGCGAAGGCGCACTTGCCTTTGAAGCCGGTGAATTGCTTGAGGGCACTCACTTGCCGAGCCTCCGGGATTTCAGGAAGCGCTCGAAGCTGGCGACGGTGATGAGGGCGCTGCCGTTGGGGCCACGGCGGTAATCGGTCTTGGGCTGGAGCTTGAGGTCTTTGGACTCGACGAGGTGCAGGACGTGGTCGCTGACGCAGTTGAGGGAGCGCTGGATTTCGCCGTTGGTCAGGTAGGGGCGCGAAACCGTTGAAACGGTTTCCGACGTGGGGGCTGGACGGATCACCTGGCTGAAGCCAGGTGTTAATGAGAAGCCGGGGGGGAGCAGGAGGGCGAAGGCCTGGTCTTCGGTGAGGGCGTGGGGCTTGCTGCCGTGGGCCATGTAGTGGTCGATGCTGGCGCGGAGGAGGCGGAGCTCGCGGCGCTCTTCGCCGAGGCCGATGTTCCAGGCGAAACTGAGGGCACGGTCGGCGACCAGGTCGAGGATGTAGTCTTCGTTGAGGTCGAGGAGGTGCTTGGCACCATCAAGGCCCATGGTGGGGCGGAAGGTGGGGTCCTTGAGGGGGAGATGGCGCTGGATGGCTGGAGCGATCATGAATGGCCTCCTAGAGCGTGAAAGTGTTGCGGATGGGATCGTAGTGGACGGGCAGACCATTGGCGCGCAGGAATGAGACATCGCGTTTGATGGTCTTGCTGGAGCAACCGCGGAGCTTGGCGAGGGTGTTGGCGTTGAACTCATGGCCAGCAGCGAGCATGCCCCGAATATATTCGAGGCGCTTCCATGCGGTGCGGATACCGTTTGGATACGCAGGGCTGAAGGCTGCACGGAAATAATTCACAGCGGCGGGCGCGGGAGCGGAGAGAGCGCGGCGGATAGATGTGGCGAGAGTCATGCGGCTTGTTTGAGGGCGGTGTAACGGGCGGTGAGGCGGCGGGATTGACGGTGGCCGTGGAGGACCAGGCTGAGATGGGTGCGGGTGACACCAAGGGTTTTGGCGGCGGCGGTGACGGTGAGTTTCTTGGGCTGCACCGGTTTGACAGACTGCGTTTCTTGCTCTAGTTTCATTCCTGTTGCGTGTAACAATGGCAATATGTGACAACTTCACAACATTGTCAACGGCTGATGTGAAATACTTTGAAAAATAATTTACTAGAGTTACGCACGCGTGTGAGACTTTCACAAGATGATGTGGCAAGGGCTATTGGGAGGTCTCACAATGCGGTGTGTGGATACGAGAAAGGCCGCACTTCAGTGCCGATGGAGATTCGTGAAGCCTATGCGAAGGTGTTGAATATTGAATGGGAAGATGTGCGAGAATGGGATGAAACTTCTGCCGATCTATGTGAACCTGTCACAAGGGGGACGAGCGACCTGTCGTATTTGACGAGTGATGAATTGGTGGCGGCGATCAGCAGCCGGGCGGAGAAATTAAAGGCGAGCGACGGTCAGGTGCGGTTGGATCTGGTAAGAGCGATCGTTAAAATGGCGGTTGAGTTGGAGAAAATTACAGAGAAGGAGGAGGGAACAGAATGAAGACGTGGATGAGACTAATGGGAATAATGGGAGGGATGGGGGGGCGGCTGGGGAATCGCCGATGGCCGATGGCCACTGGGCAGCGTGAATTGTGAATGGTAAATTTCGGCGGGGAGTAAGGGGAATAATGGGAGGGATGGGGGGGCGGCTGGGGAATCGCCGATCGCCGATGGCCGATCGCCGATGGCCGATGGCCGAGGGCCGATGGCCGATGGCCGAGGGCCGATGGCCGATAGCCAATCGCCGATGGCCGAGGCCCGGAGTGATCCGGGCTTTTTTATTGCCGTTGACAGTTCTGGAGTGGGGAAGTAAAAGGGCTTGGGGGCAGGGAGATAAGTCAATCCTACGTTGGGAAACCACCCTCTTACGCTGAGGGGGTGAGGTGTGGTTAGCTGGACGCGTAATGAATCTGCGGCATCCAGAAACAGCGAATCGAAACGAAGACCGAGTCCCGTGCAATGCGGGCGGTCCAGGTTATGCACACTACTCATTGGTTCAGTTTGGAACCCCGGCCACGATTACTGCTTCTCCGAGAGATGCCCTTTCTGTGGCGGGGCGTGGCTGGGGGTTCCTCTGTCGGGCTAAAGGTTGAAGGCTGATAACACACAAGACTATGAAGACACGGATGGGACTTATCGGGTTGGTGGGACTTTTGGCGGGGTGTTCGGTGAATATGGCGATTCCGAAGACTAAGGTGACGGGGAGTTTGGGGGGGCAGCCGTTTTCGTTGGAGACGCCGAAGGATAATGATTTGGTGGGGTTGGATGTGACGTGCGAGACGAATGGGACGGTGCGGGTGCATATCGACAAGCTGACGGCGCGGTTGAATCCGGACAATGTGGCGAATGCGGGGACGGCCCAGGCGGCGATTATCGGGGCGACGGGGGAGGCGGTGGCGAAGAGTTTTGCGGCGGGGGCGGCGGCCGGGGCGGCGGCGTTGAAGTAACACCGAATCGCCAATGGCCAATGGCCAATCGCCAATCGCCAATCGCCAATAGGGAACGTTGAACCTTGAACCCTGAGCCGCGAACTTTGAATCTGGAGCTGGCGCGAATTTGCGTGGAGGCTTCGGCGCGGGCGTATGAGGAGGTGACGTTTGAGAGTGACCTGGCGCATGTGTTGATGGTGCCGGCGGCGGGGGCGGGGCCGCTGGTGCTGGCGTTTCGGGGGAGCGCGAACACGCGGGATTGGTTGAGTGATTTTCGGATTCAGATGGTGGATACGGATTTTGGGGGGGTGCATTCGGGGTTTTGGCGGTCGGCGAATTCGTTGCTGCCGGAGATATTGCGGGTGCCGGCGGTGCGGTCGGCGGTGGTGGTGACGGGGCACTCGAAGGGGGGGGCGGAGGCGTTGATATGTGCGCGGATGCTGCGGGCGGCGGGGAAGCCGGTGCGGGCGGTGGTGACGTTTGGGGGGCCGAGGGTGGGGGATGGGGCGTGGCGGAGGAGTTACAATCGGGAAACAGCCAACATCGAACCGGGAACATCGCACAGCCAATCGCTGGGTGGGATTACGGAGCGGTGGGTGCTGGAGGCGGACGTGGTGACACGGCTGCCGGTTTGGGTGACGGGGTATCGACATGTGGGGCAGGAGTGTTTTATGCCGGCTACGGGCGGGGTGGTGCGGAACCCGCGGCTGGGGCTGAAGGCGGTGAGCGATTTTATCGGGACGGTGGTGGGGTACCGGCTGGGGCGGCTGGCGCCAGTGGTGGATCACCTGGTGGGGGAATACCAGGGGAGGCTGGGGGAAATTATGCAGGGTGAATGATGAATGATGAGTGAAGCGACTATCCTATTTGGGGCGGCGATGCCGGATGCTGGGTTTGTGTGGCAACTGATACTTACGCTGGCGCTGATTGCAGGGATCGGGGCGAACATTGCCGTGATCACTTCGATCAAGCGGACGCAGCGGGCTTCGGTGGGGCCGCAGCCGTTTGTGGTGCAGGCGGCGCAGGAGTTTATCACGAAGAAGGAGTGCGAGAAGCATCATGCGTCGATTGAGACGCAGTTGGCGTTCCTGAACGGGCAGCGGGTGACGGATGCGAAGGACGCGGCCGGGAGCCGCAAGGGGATCTACACCGAGCTGGAGGGGGTGCGCAAAGAGATGGTTGAGATGGAGCGGCGCATCAATAAGGCGGATGAGGACCGGACGACGGGGCTGCATAACCGGCTGAATGAGATCCTGTCCGAGGTGAGCGAGGTGCGTGGGGCGATGAATGCGCAGAGCAAGCCGAGCTGAGTCGAGAGCCAAAAATGAAAGCGAAACTGAAACGCGGGATTTTGCTGGTGTTGCTGTCGTGGGATGGGATGCCGATGGATGAGGCATCGCTGGTATCGGCGGTGCAGGCGCATGCACGGCCTGGTCAGCCGACCTTGGCCGATGTGTCTGAGGCGCTGAAGGACGTGGAGGCGGGCGGGTATGTCGCCGGGGTTACGGATTCGTTCCTTGGGCAGCGGACCTGGACGCTGACGGCGCAGGGGGTGCACCAGGCGCGGCAGATGAGATAGCCACAGATGGCACAGATTTCACAGAACTTTTAAAAAATGACACCAAAGCACATGGAAAGTGAGCAGACCAGGGCGAAGACGTTCGCGCTGCTCCCGGACGGCAGTGCCCTGCTGCAGCAGAGGCCAACTGCCGTCCGTCCGTGGGCGGGTTCACAACATGAATGAAAGCCAGAGCCTCAAAACTGGACGCACATGCGGAGCGGCTTACGGAGTGGTTCCTGGAAGGGAAATCGCTGAAGGAGGCGCAAGAGCAGCTCAAGCTAGATGGGTGCTCGGTGTCGTTGGGGCGATTGTCGGAGTGGTGGCAGTCGCGGCAGTCGGCTATGCAGGAGGAGCAGTTGCTCAAGCAGATTGCGTCAGGGGCACAGCAGTGCAAGGAGGTCGAGAAGCAGTTTGCGGAGTCGCCAGCGCCGGAGTTCGACACGCTGATCCGGCTGCATCGCGTGCTGATTTTAAAGCTGAGCACGCAAGGGAATGCCGACCCGGAAATGCTGGAGCTGGTCAACCGGATGATGAAACCGGTCTTGGTATTCGCCCGGTTGCAGCAGACGAGTGCGCAGATCAAACTAGACGAGCGGCGGGTGACGCTGCTGGAAGAGAAGGCAAAGCTGGCCGACCAGGCCCAGGGCGTGATGGGGGATGCCGCGCTGACCGAGGAGCAGAGGACGGCGCGGATGCGGGAACTGTTTGGGATGCCGGCGAAGTAAAGCTCATGGCCAATACCCGAAAAGACGCGATTGAGAAGCTGCACAGCCAGGTCGAGAAGGCCAAGGCTACGGCTGGGGTCGCGCTCCGGGATGTGCCGTTGGAAGATTTGGAGAAGCGGTGCAAGGGGCACAAGCTGGGGGTGAATGTCAACGGGTGGAAGAATCCTTATCCGAAGGATGATCCCCGGTCGCTCTACCTGGAATACCAGTTTGGCTATGCCTATGACGCGAGCCGGTTCAAGATTGCGCTGCAGTCGCGGCAGAGCGGCAAGGATTTCACGAGCGAGGGGGAGCTGGCGGAGGATTGCTTCAAGCGGAAGACGGAATGGATGATTGCGGCGCCATCGGAGCGGCAGGCGCTGGATTCGCTGGACCAGGGGAAGACTTGGGCGGAGGCGTTCGGGCTGAAGATCGACGATTACCAGGAGCGGCGGGCCGGGGGCAGCGAGACGCTGTTGAAGGCGGCGGAGATCATCTTCTCGAACGGGAGCCGGGCGCGGGCCGTGCCGGGCCGGCCGGACACGGTGCGCGGGCGGTCGGCGAGTTTGCTGCTGACGGAGTTTGATTTCTTCGAGGACCCGGCGGCGACGTGGCGGGCGGTGCTGCCGAGCATCACGAATCCATTGCGGGGCGGAGAGAAGAAGGTGCGGCTGGTGACGACGCCGAACGGGATCGGGAGCGCGGCGAACAAGATCTGGACGAAGGGCGACGGGAAGAAGATGGCCTGGTCGCGGCACCTGGTGACGATCTACCACGCGGTGCTGATGGGTTTGCCGGTGGACATTGAAGAGGTCCGCGAGGCGATGCAGAGCATGGGGGACTTCGAGGGGTTCGCACAGGAATACCTGTGCCAGTTCATCGACGCGCTATCGGTGCTGCTGCCTTACGAGCTGATCGCGGGCTGCGAGAGCATCGAGGGGACGGAGGGGATGCCGGCGGAGTATTGGGATGGGAGTAATGGGAAGAATGGGAGTAATGCACTGGACCTGGGGATTGATTTTGGGCGGAAGCGGGATCTGACGGTGTGCTGGGCGGCGGAGAAGATTTCCGACCTGCAGATCACGAAGGAAGTGCTGTGCCTGGAGAACATGTCCACGCCGAAGCAGATCGACGTGCTGCGTCCCCGGATCAACAAGGCGCGGCGGGTATGCCTGGATTACACGGGGCCGGGGATCGGGATGGGGGACTACCTGGTGCAGGAGTTCCAGGAGTGGAACCCGGAGCAGCACAAGTATGGGAAGATCGAGCTGGTGACGATGAGCAACACGACGAAGGTGGAGCTTTTCGGGAAGCTGCGGATGGCGTTTGAGAAGCGGGCGTGGCGGATACCGATCAGCCAGACCATCCGGGAGGATCTGCATTCGATCTACCGATGCGTGACGCCGAGCGGGAACATCACCTACCGGGCACCGCATACCGAGGACGGGCACTCGGATCGGGGGACGGCGGCGGCGCTTTGCACGCGGGCGGGGGATGGTCCGGCGGGGGTTGGGTTTTCGAGCATACTGATATGAAGTCCAAAGTCCAAAGTCCAAGGTCCAAGGTCGGGGCGCTAGGGGGCGCTGGGACGATTTCCGGGGGTCGATATAGCCTTACGGTGTTCCGACGCGCCCTTGGAGGCGTTAAGGGGCTCTTAATGGCCTTCCTGAAACGGGTTAGGATGGCGCAATGGGGTCAAAGGAACGGAGGTATGGCATGGGCTTGATCAATAAGGCGGCTAAGTGGCTGGTCCGGAAGGGCATTGATTCGATGGGCGGCGGGTTCCAGGGGCTGCCGGCTTACTGGTTCGCTCGGGCCATCGAGGGCGGCGGGCAGGAGTCACTGAGCGAGCCTTACAAGAACTCGACCTGGGTGCAACGGGCGATCAAGAAGGTGGCGGGGCCGGTGTCGTCGATCCAAGTGGCGTTCCTGGACTGCCGGGGCGGGGAGGCGTCGGGGTTGAAGGCTATGGCCAATGGCAAAGCGCCGATGGCCAGGGGGAAGAAGGTTAAGGTATGGACGCGCAAGGGGATGGTGAAGCGGTCGGAATCTGATTTTGTGGAGCTGCCGGACGTGGCGTCCTGGCTGGAACAGCCGGCGAAGGGTCTGGCCTGGAGCGATTTTGTGGAGGCTTCCATCGGGTGGCTGAAGCTTAAGGGGGAGTGTTTCTGGCTGCTGTCGGATGAAATGATGGCGCCGTTCCCGGAAGCGCGTGCCGGACGGGCTACTGGGGCCGGAAACAAGGGGTTTGCTCAAATCATCGTGGCGCGGACGGACCGGATGCGGCATGTGGTGGAAGGCGGGGAGCTGGTGGGCTGGGTGTTCACGGATGGCGGCGGGAAGGTGCACCACCTGACGCCTGACCAGGTGATCCAGGTGAAGTTCTGGAACCCTTACGATAATTGGCGGGGGCTGGCGGAGTATGACGCGGCGGCGATGGCCAGCGAAGGGGATTGGCTGGCGGGCAAGTTCTCGCGGAACCTGATGGCGAATAACGGGGACACGGGCCCCTACATCGTGGCGAAGAACGGGGTGCCGGCTGACCCGCAACGGGAACAGATCATCGCGGATCTGAAGGCGAAGCGCTCGGCGCAGCTCCGGGGGGACTTCCGGCCGATCTTCATGACGGGGGACATCTCGGTGGAAGATCCCCAGGTGAAGTCGGTGGACGGGAACTTCATCGCGCAACGGCTGGAGAACCGGCATGAGATCGCAGCGGCGTTCGGGGTGCCGATGTCGATGTTCGACGTGAAGAACGATTTCTCGCTGGGAAGCCAGAGCGCTTATTACCAGCTCATCCTGGACACGTGCATTCCGACCGGGGCGAAGCTGTGCGATGCACTGGAGAACCTAGTCGAGCGGTTGACGGGGCAGCGGTATGAGATCGGGCTGCTCTGGGACGAACACCCGGTCTTGCAGGCGGTGCGGCGGGAGCGGTTTGATGCGATGGAGAAACTGGCGAACCGCGGAATGCCGATCAAGGACGCGAGCGATTACCTGAGCTTGGATCTGCCGAGGTTCGAGGGGGATGACATCGGGTATCTGCCGATGAGCTTGACGCCGATGACTGAGGCGATGGAGCCGACGCCGGCGCCCGCTACCAACCCACTGCTGAGTGAAGTGGGAGGAAGCGCGCCGGGGAATGTGAAGGATGGGAAGGACGGGAAGAATGAACGTCCTCCTTACTACGATCCGCAACAGGAAGATGATGCCAACCCGGTGCAGGCGATGATCAAGGCGCTCCGGGAACGCAAGGGGAGCCAGGCGGGAGCTGGACGCAAGGCCATGGCGCGGGCTAAGCGGCAGCGGATCTGGGAGGGTCACATGAAGAGGCGGGCGGCCACGGTGAAGATGTTCGAGGGGAAGATCAACCGGGTGCTGATTGAGTTTCGGGCTAAGGCACTGCGGCAACTGGCTTCGCACGGCGGCACGAAGGCTTTGGATGGCGCGGCCGAAGCGCCCACCACGGTGCAGAAGTCGGTGATTGATTTCGTGTTCAATGCGCAGGCGTTTGGGGAGCAGCTCAAGCTGGTGCTGAATCCGGTGATGACGATGGCCTTGCAGACGGCTGCAGACCAGGTGCGGCAGGATGAGCTGGGGATTGATGCCTGGAAGTTCCCGCCCCAGAAGGCGGGGGAGTATGTGCTGTCGCGTGACCAGGCCATCATGAAGTGCGGCCAGACGGTGCGCGACCAGATCAACACGGCGCTGAATGAGGGCTATGAGAACCGGGAGACGATGGAGGAGCTGAGCGACCGGGTGCGGGCGGAGTTTAACCAGCTCTCGAAGGGGCAGGCGAAACGGGTGGCGATGACGGAGACGGGGATGGCGTTCAATTTCTCGCGGCATGAATCAATGACGGCGGCCGGGGTGGAATACAAGACCTGGCTGTGCTCGGGCGGGCCGAACATCCGGCCGGAACATCAGGAGGCGGAAGACCGCTACGCGGAGGGCGGGGAGAGCGGGCCGATCGCGATGGATGAACCGTTCGAGGTCGGGGGCGAGTTGCTGATGTATCCAGGGGACGATGATGGGAGCGCGGGGAATGTAATCAACTGCCAATGCGTGCAGCTCGCGGTGGTGCAGCCGCCGGAGGATGAGTAACCACGAAAGACACGAAAGACACTAAATGAATTTGCGGAAACTCAAAAAAGCGGTCGGGGCGGGCGTGGAACTGAGCCGGGACCGGAAGAGCCGGACGGTGGCGGCGTCCGCTGGCGGGCTGTCTTATCGGCTGGGCGAGGCAGCGTTCAGCGATGAACGGGAGATGGCGGAGCATTTACGATCCAAGCTGCCGGTGATGGCGGTGATGCCGGGGCGGTAGTCGAGAGTCGAGAGCAAAAACCTATGTTGATACGCGAGATCAATCCTGAAACGAAGGTGCTGGATGAGAAGCAGGCCATCCTGGAATACGTGGCGTCTGACCAGACTTTGGACGCGGACCGGGAAGTGATACGGGCTGATGGGTGGCGGTTTGACCGGCTGACGAAGAACGGGCCGTTCGTGGATTCGCATCGGTATGGGTCGATTGAGTTCACCCTGGGGAAGATCCTCGATTTCAAGGTGGAAGGGCGCCGGCTCATTGAGACGGTGCAATGGGCGGTGGACGTGGCGGAGAACAAGCTGGCGCAGTTTGGCTGGGCGATGACGAAGGCCGGCTACCTGAAGGCCGTTAGCGCCGGGTTCCTGCCGGAGCTGATCCTGACTTCGCTGGGCCATGACCAGTGGTCGGAGGATTGGAGCGGGGCGCAGATCCTGCCGGCGTCGTCGCGGCCGGGCAAGCCGATATGGAGCCAACAGATGGCGGAGCTGGGGATCGGGGCGGGGATGCGGCAGCCGAACACCATTTATGTGGTGCAGCAACAGATTGAGCTGAGCGCGTGCGTGATGGGTGTGAACCCGAATGCGCTGGCGAAGAGTTACAAGGCCGGGGTGCTGAATGATTCGGACCTTGAATGGATTTCCACGGAGCGAAGCAAGCGCGAAACCGCCGGGCTGGCAGAGGAGTCTGCTGCCGCCAGCCAGGCCAGGCAGCAGAAGCGCAAGGCGTTCCTGGATGCAATAGAAAAACAACTGCGGCGAATTTGACCGCAGAGAACACAAACCAAAGAAAGAGAGATAGACACAACGTTATGAGAAACAAGATCAAGAAGTTCATGCTGCCGATGCTGCGAGGCCGGCGGTTGGTGTTGGGGCTGGCATTTATGGTGCTGGCGATTGTAGCGGTGGCGTTGGTGGCCTTCTACCCGAAGGCGGCGCTGCTGTGCCTGGCGGTGATTCCGATGCTGGGCACGGTGATGCCCGAGGAGGAGTTCCAGTCCAAGGTGCTCAAGGGCGTGGAGGAAGCCGCCAATGAGCAGAAGACGCACAAGAGCCGGTTTGACCAGGTGGCCAGCGATCTGGATCGCTCGGACAAAGAGGTCAAGAAGGCCCTGGAGGAACTGACCAAGGTGAAGAACACGGTGAATGACTTCGACACGTCGATGCGCCAGATGGTGAAGGTGCAGAAGGCGATTGCGCTGAATGCGCGGTCTTCCTTCCGTGATCCCGTGGAGAAGGCGCTGGCCGATAATGACGAGATGCGGGCGTGGTTCAATGCGAGCGCGCGGGCGATCTGTTTCCCCGGCGACTACAGCAAGCTGCCCACGGAGTGGCAGAAGACGCTGGAGACGGCTCGGACGCAGCACAAGGCGCTGACGGGCGTGGACACTTCCCTGGGGCAGGCAACGATCCCGAGCGAATGGTTCAAGACGATCTATGACACGCTGCAGGATTACGGCGACTGGAGCACGCTGGATGTGCTGAACGTGGGCGCCCGGACCAACCTGGTGCCGGTGGCCACCGCTCGTCCGCAGTTTTATTGGATCGGCTCGGGAACGGGCGGGTCGGGTGAAGGCACGGCCATCACGGAGGGCGCCTTCACGGGCAGCTCGGTGACGCTGACCATTCAGACGCTGGCCGTTTACCTGCTGTCCGCCCGCGAGTTGCTGGCGGATTCCTCGGTGGATATGGCTCCGTTCCTGATGAAGCAGCTCTTGCAGAGCGTGGCGTTCGGCCTGGACACGGCGGCGTTCGTCGGGAGCGGCGCGGCCGACCAGACCAACGCGGGCTACGTGGGCATCTTCAATGCCGCGAGCGCGAACACGAAGCTGGCAGCGGCCGCTGCCGCCGGCAATACCACGGTGGAAGGGACGCAGCTTGAGGATTGGCAGAACACGCTGCTGACCGTGAGCCCGCAGGTGCTGAAGCGCAAGGCTTGCTGGTGGATGCACCCGCAGATGTTGATCCGCGCCCTGGCGGTGCGGGATAAGAACGGCCGTCCGCTGTTCCAGACCTACACGGAGGCGCCGACGCCGGGCGGCATCGGCAGCATCCTGGGCTACCCGGTGAAGCTGCCGGCCGTGGGTCCCACGACGAACACGGCCGGGAGCGCAGTGGCGGCGTTTGGTGATCCGGAAGGCCAGGCGGTCGGGCTGCGGCAGGATATTGAGCTGGCAACGAGCGACGACATCAAGTTCGCGGAGAACATGCGGGCGTTCCGGTGCCTGTGCCGGGCGGGCGTGAAGCTCAAGACGCTGGCGGGGAACGATAACCTGAAGCCGATCGCGGTGCTGACCTTGGCGGCTCAGTAGCTAAATGGTTGAGGGCTGAGGGTTGAGGGTTAAGAGCCCCGACCCACGGCTTTAACCGAAACATAAACAGATAACGAAAGGAAAGATTGTGGATTCGAAGACTAAGAAATTGATCGCGGGCGGGACGGCGGCTGAGCTGAGCCAGATGAAGGCTGAGGCGGCCGATGTGCTGTCCCGGACGCCGGATAACAAGGACGCCCAGGATGTGCTGGACGCCATCAACGCCGAGCTGGAGGCGCGAGCCAAGGCGGAGCCGAAGAAGGTGAAGGTGCGGGCCAAGGAGTTTGTGAGCGTGGACGGCCGAGCCTTCCAGAAGGACCAGGAGGGCGAAGTGAGCGCACAGCAGTATGCGGCGCTGGCTTGCCGGTTCATTAAGCTGGCAGCGGTGGCCCTGGTGGCGACGCTGGGCTTGATGACGGCCGGGGCGCAGAACCAGCCTTCGCAGCGGACGCAATACGGGGCAACGGCGCTGGTGCAAACCAACGGCATCGCCTTGGACGGGTCGTCGACCACCAACCAGTGCATTGGGGTGAACTCGGCGACGAACTACACGCAGACGATCCCGTTGACCAAATATGGGGACATCGGCTTGCAGATGTCGTTCAAGCTGATGGCGGCCGGGACGACGGCGGTAACGGCGGTGTTTGATGGTTCCGGGGATGGTGTGAACTGGGTGCCGTCGGCGGTGGTGTTTCCGGTGACGGCGTCCGGGACGACGGCGGTGAGCGGCTACACCAACGTGACGCTGAACTCGCTGGGCTATCTACGGCTCAATTACATCACGAACGGGAACAACGCGGTGCTTACCAACCTGAACTTGCGGGTAGTATACAAGCCGAACCGTTACGGGAACTAGACTTGGGTGGGACACGCTCGGCGGCGGATTTTTAGAGCTCCGCCGCCGGGCCTTACCTGAAACGTGAAGTATGACAGCGAACTTGAAACCGAGGCGGAAGCGGGATGCGGCGGTGAAGCTGTTTCCGCGTGGTGAGCGGGGCGTGGTGTGCGGCGAGGACAGGATGATGCGCCGGCCACCGCTGAACCGAATGATACGCGAGGACCGGCACGTGACGAAGCGGGAGCTGGCGGAGATGGCGGCTTGAGCAAACCGAACCGTCGAACCTTGAACCTCGAACCTCGAACCTGGAACACCGAATACCGAACAAACTGAATGAACTGCGGACTTACAAATCTGGACACGCTGAAGCGGGGGCTGCTGGCGGGATCGCTGGCGGGGGAGTCGAAGTTTGACCTGTCGCTGCAGATGCTCGGGGCTGGCGTGCGCGGGGCGTTTGAGCAGTTCACTAACCGGCGGCTGGGATATAAGGAGGATCAGACCATCGTGTTCTCCGGGGACCGGCCGCACTATTATTTGCCGGGGTTCCCGCTCAGCGGGATCAAGAAGGTGGAGATGCGGTATTTCCAGACGGACTCGTGGACGGAGATCACGGGGCAGCCGATCAACGTGAATTACGAGAATGGGCTGTTGCATTTTGGCTACACGCTGGGTCGGTGGCCGCTGCAGGTGCGGGCGACCTGGTCGGGCGGGTATTGGTTTGAGGACAAGGAACCGGAGGAGGCGGGCTACCCGAGCGCGCGGCCGGCGGTGACGGACCCGCTGGCACTGAATAACGGCGGGGCGGTGGCGGATCTGCCGGATGAGCTGCGGTCGGCGTTCATGTGGCAGTGCGAGGCGATGTGGGCGGCGCGGGACAATCTGGGCATCGGGCTGGTGGATAAACCGAACGCGCAGAGCGAGACGGCAAAGGTGGGACTGGCACCGATGGTGAAGATGATTTTGGCGCAGTTCATCCGGTATCAGCTTTCGTGAGTGATGAGTGAGAGCATCCAAATCAAGCTGACTCCGAAGGCGGAGGCGCTGCTGGCGACCATGAAGGCGATGCCTTCGTGGGGGATGGATGCGGTCCGCCTGGGGATGGATAAGGCCAACCAGATGGCGGTGGGCAATATCATGCGGAAGCATTTGACGGGGCAAGGGCCGTTTCCGGTGGATGAGCACAGGCTGGGCGTGGTGACGAACCGGCTACGCGGGGCGACCTGGGCGTCGCCCACCGTGGCGAGCGGGACGAGGACAACGTCGTCTATCGGGTCGCCGGTGAAGTATGCGGCGCTGCATGAATTTGGCGGGGTGATCCATCACAAGGCGCGCACCGGGACGGCCCGGCTGGCGACGGATAAGAAGGGGAGCCTGCTGCACCAGGCGGCTAACGCCAACTTGCTGATCTTCGCAAAGAAGTCGCGGAAGAACGTCAAGGAGGTCGCCTACAAGGCTGAGGCGCATGATGTGGTGATTCCGGAGCGGGCGCCGTTTCGGACCGGGATTCGGGAGGTGTTGGAGGATTACGGGAAGATCGTGAGCGCTGAGTTTCTGAAGGTGGCGAGGAGCGTGCCATGAGCGACGTGCTGGACATTATTGATCGGCTGCCGTGGGAGCTGAAGGATTGCCTGGAGGGGGACGATTTCTTCCGGGACATCCCGATCGTGGTTTACGAGGAGGAGAACGTGGCGCGGGAGATGGAGCGCTTGCAGGCGGTGCAGACGGCCAAGGGCGGGCACCGCGGGGCGGCGGTGATTGTGATGCCGACGCTGGCGGATGATCTGAACCCGAATATCCGGTTCGGTCCGATGACGCTGTATCCGTCATTCCAGACGCTGGAGAATCTCGAACTGAACCGGGACGCGAAGGGGACGGGGAAGTCTTCGCGGCGGATCGCGCGTCGCATCCGGGACACGGTGAAGCAATACCAGCTTGCGGGGCTGATCGCGAACTTGAAGCCGGAGACGCCGTGCATCGCGGCGCTGAACGTGAAGCAGGAGCTGGGGAGCGGGATCAAGTCGCACCTGGTGAGCTTTACGTGCCTGGAGGCGCCGATGACCGGGCCGGCGGCAGTGGCTCAACTGACATGGGCCGTTAACGGTGGGTTAATGACGCTTACATGCGCGACGGCGGGGGCGGAGATTTGGTTCACGGTGGACGGGAGTTCGCCACTGCCGGGGAGCGTGAAGGCGGGATCGACGGCGAGGCTGTATGCGGCGCCCATTGCATCGGCGGGGCAGGTGATAAGGGCAAGGGCGTTTGTGGCGGGGGCGATACCGTCGGGGGTCATCTGGGTGAATACTTAGACACGGAGTTCACGCATTAACATGAATTTTATGAAGACACAACTGGACATCTATCGATCGGCGAATGCCGCTGCTGCGACAACGCTGGAAGTGAACACACCTTACGAGGTGACAACGGCCGCCTTGAAGGCTTTCCAGGCGGAGAAACAGGACCCGAAGGATTACGAGCTTTGGCAGCGCATGTTCAATGAGGCGCGGGCGCTGATGCTGAATCTGCGAGGGGCGAAGGCACCGTCGGAAAACAAGGGCTGAAAGGCTGAAATACTGAAAGGCTGAAACTATGAGCGAGAACATTTATTCGGGGCCGGCCAAGGTTTATCGGGGGACGACGGGTTTCTTTCCGGAGGGAGAGAATGGCGCGACGAAGTATGAGGTGAAGCAGGAGAAGATTGACCGGAGTTCCGGGTTTCACGGGCGGGTGACGTCGCTGCAGGGGAACTCGGTGGACGTGATCAGCACGACGCCGTGGGATTCGTGGGGCAACCTGGGCGAGCTGTTTCCGGCTTACCTGGGGGTGAGCGTGGGGGCCAGGGCGGGGGCGCTGGTGATCGGGACGCGGCCACATGGTGCGGCAGCGGGGGATGTGACAACCAAGGTGTGGGCGCTGGACGGGCGGATGATCACGATGGCGCGGAGCGCGATTACGAAGCATCCGGAGATCCACCTGGGGGTGGATAAGCCACTGTTTGGGCCGATCGAGATCACGGGGATACTGGCGTCGGCTAAGAAGCTTGGGGATGCGGGCGCATTCCGCACGTATGCGGCCTCCGGGGCGGCTGATCCGGGGGGGGTGTTCACGATGGCGGACTTCCAGGCGGGCGCGTGGACGGGGGCGTGGGGCACAACGGTGGGGTGGGGGGGCGACGGGGGCGATACGATCGAGGCGGAGGATGAGTGGGTGTTGTCGAATGACATCAAATACTCGCCGCTGGTGGTGCAGAAGCTGGTGCGCGGCTACAAGCTGGACTCGGTGTCGTTCATGGCGAAGGTGCGTCCGTATGGGCCGACGCAGGCGCAGATTGACACGGCGATCAATGCGGGGACGCTGGGCAAACAATTCTCGGGGGGCGACCTGGTGCTGACGGGACCGAACGCGAAGACGATCACGCTGAAGAACGCGGGGGTCTTCGGGGCGGGCTATGAGTTTGGCGGGACGAAGCTGGGCAACGGGGAGGTTGGCTTCGTGAATACGATGGTGTTTACGGCCGGGGTGCCGCAACCGCTGGTGTTGTTCTCCGCATAGGAAAGCAAACGCTGAAAAGCTGAAAGCTGAGTGAAGATCACGGCGAAGGATGCGGAGGGGGTGCTGCCGGACATCGTGCTGGGTAACGATGGGGCGGAGCAGTGGATCATTGATCCATCTCCGCTGCCGTCGGAGCGGCGGAAGGGGCAGTTAACGCCGCTGTTCCGGGGGGCGCATCCGTTTGCCTGGGCGCGGAAGAACGGGGTGACGTCGTTTTCGTGGACGGTATCGCGGAACCACGCGAATGGTGATGAGGCGGGGAAGTTCTCGCGGCGGCACAGCGGGGACGTGCCGGCGAATGTGACGCTGGTGGTGGAGGATGGGGGGTTCGCGGACAGCTACACGGGGATGATTCTGGATGTGACAGCGGTGGACCGGATCGGGCGCGAGACGGTGTTCCGCTATACGATTGATGGGGCGGTGTTGCAGGCGCCCGTAGCGGATAGCTGAGGAGATATAACCATGAGACACGGATTACACGGATTGGCACTAATCGGACTTGTTATTGGGTTGGCGGCGGGGTTTGCCCGGCCGGCGCAGGGGCAGACGAACGCGGATGGGACGGCGACGGTGGTGTTCGCGCTGAAGACGTGCACGGGGAACGCACAGAGCCGGGCGCTGCTGATCACGGCGCTGGGGGAGCCGGAGGATTACTGGGCGGAGATCTGGTGGGGGACGCCGATCACGGTGTTTCCGACGAATGGGGTGGTATCGGTGCACCTGGTGCCGGATGATTACGCGGTGGAAATGGTGGGGGCACCGGGGACGATGAATATGACGGTGACGAGCAACGGGACTTATAGCGCGCTGTCGCTTTCGACGAATGTTCCGGGGTATCGGTCGGCAGCGAGCGGGCCGGCGACGGTGCAGTTTCCGCTGCGGACGATGACGGGGGGCATGCAGACGCGGGCAGTGACGATGACGGCGCTGGTGATGCCGTTTGCTAACGGGACGAATATCGTCTGGGGAGCGGCGGTGAGCGCGACGCCGACGAATGGGCTGGCGAGCACGCCACTGGAACCGCAGGGATACAGGGTGGAGCTGGACCAGGTCGGGGGTGCGATGGTGATCTACGTGCCGACGGATGGGGGGACGTATAATGCTTCGCTGCTGCCGGATACGATGCCGTCTAATGTCCCGACAAACGTGATACCAGCGGGGGCGGTATACGCTCCGCCATCTCCTGGGCCCGGCTATTACAGGTATGCCTGCGCGGCGTTCACTAACAGCTTATTGGTGGCCGGATCGCGCTACGTGCTGACGCTGGGCAATGCTACATACCTGACCAACCTGGTGAGCCATTCGGTTTACACCAGCAACGTCACGTTTACGGCGGAGATGGGACTCTACTTTGCGTTCGGGCCTTACGAGTCCAGCCCGACCGGGCCGTATTTCCCGCCTGCGATTACGACAACTATAATCGGTCCGCAGTGAGTTATGCCGAATGAGTTTCCCATCAAGATCACGGGGGATGCGAGTTCCCTGGTGGCGGCGTCACAGCAGACGAATACGGCGCTGGGGTCGACAAAGACCAAACTGGCGGAGCTGACGCCGGAGCAGAATGCGCACACGGCGGCGATGGGCACGGGCGGAAAGGCGCTCCAGGAGCATGCGAAGGATACGGAGGAGGTCGCGACCAAGACGGGGTTCCTGAATCTGAAGAAGACGGAACTGAAGAAGCTGACGCGGGAGCTGGCGCACGAGTTTCCTATTGCGGGCCTGGCGGCGAAGCTGATGATGAATCCGATCGTAGCGGGCTTGACCATCGCGATCGGGGTGTTTGGGGCGGCGAAGAAGGCGCTGGATGATTGGAACGCAAAGCTGGACGCGGCGGCGGCGCAGAACGCGAGCAAGGATTTCCTGCCGGGGATCGAGGCGAAGAAGGCGGCGCTGGACGCGGCGAAGGTGAGCGCGGCGGATTTTGCGGTGGCGATCGCCAACATTGGCAAGGCGGAGGACAAGTTTAAGACTTCGATAGCGCAGGCGATTGACAAGCTGCACGAGTTCACGAACGCACAAGCTGAGGTGAACAGCTCCGGGGAAGCCAAGGAGCTGGCCGAGGTGGACCTGAAGCAGAAGAGCGGGAAGCTGGACGAGGTGGGCGCGATCAAGGCACGGGCGGGGATCAAGGAGCGCTACCGGAAGATTCAGGACGATCTGAAGACGAAGGGCGAGCAGGATGAGGTGAAGCTGCAGGAGACGGAGTTGCAGCATGACAAGGCGTCGCAACAGAGTCTAATGACGGCAGCCCAAGAGGCCCGGAAGAAGCGGGATGGACTGAAGGCCCGCCGAGCTCAGGCGGAAAAGGATTTGGAGGAGGGGAAGAAGAAGCAGGCTGAATACGATACGGAATACGAGGAGGCACAAACCGCGGCCGATGAGGCAGGGACGGCAGAGGGGTTAGTCGGCTCGGGCGAGGTTCCGGGGGAATCGGTAGGGGTGGAAGCTGACGCCCGACTGGAGGAAGCGAAGCGGAAGCGGGATCTGCAACGGAAATTCAACGAGCGAACGAAGGCGCTCATGAAGTCCATTGACGAACAAAGGCTGCCGGGTGCGGAGGGAGATGCCAGTGTCGCGGAGACGAGGGCGAAGAGCAACGCCGATCGGGTGGATGAACTGGAGCGGACGCTGCCTGGGAAGCGGGAGGTTTTGGGGATTCGGCAGCAGGGAAGGGCCGTGGCCGGCAAGCTGAAGGATGAGACGACAGAGCTGGAGACGACCGGGCGAATTACTGACGAAAAGAACCAAGGGGATGACAAGCTGGGGCAGCTCCAGAAGCAGATTGTGCAGGCGGCGCAGTCGGGCAAAAGAGTCAGTGAAGAGACGTTGGAAGCTTTGAGGGCGCAGGAAAGCCACAACCTGAAGGTGGCAAAGGAGTTGGCAGAACAGAGCAAGCGGCTGCGGGCGATCGAAGCAGCCCCGCCGCGGATTTGAAGCGATTTCCCCTGTGAGCAACGGCAATGACCTACACGACACTGGCATACAACGGAACGGAAAAGACACTGGCTGATTGGGGTTTGGAGGATGAGTCGGCGATGTCGAAGGTGGTGAATCTGGCGATGGACACGTTTCGCGTTGGGAAGCCGATGGCCAATGTGTTTGATGACCCTATTTTCCCATTTGAAGCGCAGGTGATCTTGCGGGCGGGCCGGGAGTCTGGGACTGGGGCGCCGAACAGTTTTGCGGGAGGGGTGATCGAGTTCCAGGGTAAGCGATTGCTGCATGTGCTGGAGGGGCGGCCGGATTTTGAGGGGGTGATCTACAATTTCGCGGGGCCGTGGTATGACCTGCAGGAGACGGCGTATCAACAACAGGCGTGCTGGTGGCTGGGGCCGGTGGATCAGACGGTGCATGACTTGAGCAGCGACGTGTGGCTGTGCTACAAGTTTACGCCGCCGACGACCTTTGGCCGGATACACACGGGGCAGCAAATCGAGGAGACGTTGCAGCATTGCCTGGATATGTTTGAGGCGCAGGGGATGGCGGCGCCCTTCCAGATCGGGACGATTGACGTGGCGGTGCCGCTGGCGCCTTACCCGATGCAGGATGTGAAGTGCACGGAGGTGATCGAGTATTGCCTGCGGTGCTCGCCGGATGCGGGGCTGTGGTTTGATTACTCGACACTACCGCCGACCGCGAATGTGACGTCGGGGGCTAACAACACGCCGGTGACGCTGGCGCTGGCGGATGGGGTGGGGCATGAGTCGATGCGGATCGTGGCGAGGCCGGACTTGCAGGCGCGGAGTGTGGTGCTGTTTTTTAAGCAGACGAACCAGTTTGACGGGGCGTCCTGGGTGCAGAAGACGAAGCAGAAGTATGGGCCGCATGGATCTAATAACGCGCTGGACCCGGATGGGGGGCTGCGGGTGCTGGTGCAGACGATTGATTTGCAGGGGTTCAGTATGACGCATGTGTATGGGGAGCTGCAGACGTTGACGCCGGCGAATAACCGGGCTTTTTGGCGGGCGGTGTTGCCGGAGCTGCAGAGCACGAAGGTGAGGGCCTTTGCGTTGCTGGGCGGATTAACGGTGCAGGATGATGACGGGAATATCGTGAGCCTGAGCACATATCCGAACATCCTGATGGATGGATCGTCGATCTGCGAATGGATGACGCTGGAGGATGGGACGCCGGTGACCGGGCAGGCGGTGACAATAACGGCGGATGCGACTTACAAGCTTTATGACGTGGACGCGACGGGGAGCGATCCGGAGACGGCGACGAATGGATCACTGGTGGAATGGTTTCCGAGGAAGCAGCTTTCGTGGCGAGGGGTGATCACGAATGGCGTGACGGGGAAATACGGCGCCATATCGGAGTCGGTCGATGGGGACACGATTCCGGCGGGGCTGGCGCAGATGCTTTACACGTCGCTGGCGGGGTTGCAGCACGAGGGAGAGGTGACGGTGGTGGGGCGTGAGATTTCCGGAGGGGTCAACCTCGGGAACGTGCTGAACCTGAGCAATGGCCGGACGGAATGGGCGGCGATGAATGCCTGGATCCAGTCGATCACGAAGGAATATGGGACGGGGCGGCGGACGCTGGTGATCGGGCCGCAGCAGTTTTTGAGCGCGGGGGGATTGACGGCACTTTTCTTGATCAATCGGCAGCGGCGGATTTACTCGAACCCGAAGGCGCGGGCGTCGGGGAAATCGAGCAACGGGGACAACAGTGTGACGCTAGGGAAGCACTCGGCAAAGGAGAATACGAGTGCGGGGCTGCCAGAGAAGAAATACGAGGCGATCCTGCTGAAGGATGTGGGCGGGGCCTTGACGGCGAAGATCGAACATGATCCGGCGGAGCTGCTGCAGCGGACGCCGGCGTTGACGGGGGCGACGCGCGTGATGAAGCCTCTGCGGCTGCATTATACGGATGCGTCGGACGGCAGCGCGAAGTTTGCGGTGGCGCTGGCGGCCCCGGCTTGCGCGGATACTGACACGGGCAATGACACGGCTAGCGATGTGAGGATCGGCGGGGGCGGCGGGGTGATGCAGTGCCAGATCACGAGCCTTTTTAACGCGAATTATCTGGGCGTGAAGAGGTTTAACAATACGGCTCAGGTGGGCGCCGAGTTCAAGGTGGCAAAATCAATGCCAGGGCGAATGCCGGGGGGGGCAACGGTCGAGGGGACCAACTTCGCGTACACCTACGTGGACGATAACCGCCGGAATTCCAACGACGGCACCACGACCGAGGCCCAGGTGATGTTCCCGCGGTTCAACACGGGCGATGTTATATATGTCGCCGTGGTGGACTACAGCGGGGTGAGTTTCTCCTCCAGTGATCTAAAGTGCATCGAGGTGAACACCGCGCGCGAGTGGACTAAGAAATACATCATGCCGACATGAGCGGGCAGCTCATAGATAATGCGCTGCTCGAAAGCCGACACCGGGTGGTGGTGGAATCTCCCCATCACGTGAAAAGCACCAATGGCCTTCCGGAGTCGATTTGGGTGCGCCAGGCAGGGCTGACTTACTTGCCAGCAGACATCGACGTTGGGAATGCGCCGAGCTGGGTCGCAACCATCGCTGATTACACGCACTGGAGGTGGCGCGACACATTAGCGCTTTCACCGGGCGGGTCGGCTTTAGGGGATGCAGGGGATGCTCAGTTCTATAGCGATTGTCTGGCGAGCCTGAACGCACTGACACTGACGAACCACTGGGCGCAGAATTATCAATTTAGATCCGTGAATGCGCATGCCGATCCCCCAACGGACTCAACGGTCTGGACCAATTACATGCAACCCCAGTTCGTCTGGAATTTCAATGGGGCGCCTGTATGGAATAACGCTCCTCCCCACCTCGCGGGCACGGCGATGTCGGGGTGGTCCATTTACTATGGCTATTTGGCGATGGCGCGGGCTCAGGCGCGGTATGCCGGAGGCAGATTGAAGATTCCCTATTGGAGCGGCCGGTGCCGATGGTGCTTTGAATACGGGGGCTGGGATACGGCGATGAGGATCGATGTTACGGATTCCGGGTGGAAGCCGGTCGTGGACGGAGAGTTGTTGGTGACGGTGCCAATGGTGAGCTCGGTGCCGTTTCCGTTGCAACGGATAAACAACTCAATCGCTGCCACAACCTATTACGCACTGCAGGCAATCACCTTAGACGTCAACTTTACGATTCTGGCATCCGACCCGTCGAGCTGCTCGATGGCGTGGGGCATGCCATTTGGTGTCTGGATGGACGGCAACAGTCGTATCCCCGGCAACCTGCCATCGGGACTCAGCTCGGATGGCAATGGACTCTCTACGGACGGCACGGGGCTCTCAACCGATTAGATTATGAAAAAAAGACTGATAATAACACTGCTTGGCTCGATGCTTTTGTTTCCGGTGCTGGCCGAGGCGGCAACCTATACGATTCCATGGATTGGAACCAATACCTGGCGCACGAATGATACTTTCTGGCCGCTTGACGGATCGGACCATAGCGGAGGTGTTTATCCTTGGCAGCAATGGCAGGCAGTGGAAACGAATTTCGCCACGCTGCAAGGAGAGATTACAGCGATCCAAGGGGGTATGGCCGATGCCCAAACCAACGCCATGCTTAACAGTCAGCGCGTAGCGGCCTGGTCCACCAACGGCATCAGCCTAGCGGCGGGCGCGACCAACGCTCCGGTCTGGGTGACGAATCTGGCCGGCGTGACCTATACGGCGATATTGGGCACGCCGCAGTTGCTCTTCTCATATGACGGGAGCAATTATGTAGCCGGGTCGGTGACCCTCATCACCAATACGCGGGTGCGCGTTATGTTCTATTCCGGCTCGGCAATTGCAACGAACTCATTTGACCTCACGGCGATTCCGATGCCGGGGGCCGTTACCAATGTGACCTACTGGAGGCTGGCACGGCCAGACCTGTTCGGATGCACTAACGCTCTCTACGGAGAAAAGCTCGTTTTGGGAGAGCCCAAAAGCCCATCCGAAGCCGCAACCAAAAACTACGTGGACACAACCTTTGCAACTACAAGATGGTGGTCGGCGATCCAGGACGTGCAGTTGAACGCCTACACCCTACACTACAACGTCGGGTGGACCGAGTATGTCGGCGGCAACCAGGGGACCGTGCTGCACTGGAGCTTCCTCAACAAGGATGCCTTTACGGTGAACTACACGCCTGCGACGACCGTGACCAACACGCTCACCGCTGCCGTTGACGGGACCGGCACCAACGTCGTGGTGTCGGTGCTGACTAACGGCATATCGTCCAGCGTGAGGCTGATGTTCTCGCATACGGTGAGCCCGTTGAACTGGCAGCTTTCAGACAGCGCCCCAACGCTTACGGGCAACGCTTGGGTTTTCACCGTGCCGTTTCCCTGGCAGGATGCTGGCTTTTGCACCGCAACGATTCCCTCGTCGAATCCAGGGGTGATTGCGTTGAATACCGTTTTGCAATTGACTCCCCGGACGATCACCAACGCCACCAGCACGACGTGGGGTTACGGGTCTGGCATCGTGTGCGCAGACACCAACTACGTTTATGTGAGCGTGGGGACCAATAGCTGGAAGCGAGCGGCGCTTTCGGCTTGGTGATTAGTGGGTGTTTAACGGTCCGTTACGGGGGGGCAAAGTATGGGGCGGAATGGGCGGAACTTCTCAAACCTTTTCCATTTCTTCTCAAACTAGGGGCGCCTTTACTATGTGACAGGCGCATTGGCTTACGGAGGCACTCTGACCGCCACCAACGTCGGCGGGAGTGCGCTGCAATTGGGAGATGAGTTT